TTAGGTGGTGATAGAACTTTAACAATGCCAGCTAGTTCTGAAAGAGTTTGGATCATAAGTGATGAAACAGTTAGAGGAACATCAAATAGAACTTTAAGTGTTTTAACAGCAAGTGGTACAGCTCAACCTGTACCTCCAGGAGCATCTTTACTTTGTGTTTCTGATGGAACAAATACAGTTACAAGAATTATTGAAAAAGGTTATGCAACTATAACTGATTCTAATTCTCCTTATACAGCAGTTGCAGGAGCACAAATTTTTGCAAATACAACAGCTAACCCAATTACAATAACTTTACCTGCTTCCCCAGCTGTAGGTGATGAAGTTAGTATTATAGATACAAGAGGAACTTTTGGATCTAATAATTTAATAGTAGATAGAAATGGTCAACCTATTAATACAGGTACTAGTAATCTTACATTAACTACAAACGGTCAATCTATTACTTTAGTTTATGTAGACTCTACTAGAGGTTGGGCTTATAAAACAAACACAGCATAGGAGCTAAAATATGGCTCTTCAACAAATTAAATTTGCGCCAGGAATTGACAAACAGGATACTACTGTTGGTGCGGTAGGTCGTTGGGTTGATTCAGATAATGTTAGATTTAGATATGGACTACCAGAAAAAGTTGGTGGTTGGCAGTCTTTACTTGGAGATACTATTGTAGGTGTAGTTAGAAAACAATTTGCTTTTGTAGATTTAGAAGGCAATAGATATGTAGCATTAGGTACAGATAAATTTTTATTAGTTTACTTTGAAGGACAATTATTTGACATCACACCTTTAAAAGCTGACATTACTGGTGCAACACTTTCAACAAATTCTACAACAACTGTTACTATAACAACTTCAGCCGCACATGGAATAAATGTAGGTGGTATAGTTTTATTTGATGCTGTAACTTTACCAAGTGGTACAGGTTTTTCAGCATCAGATTTTGAAGATAAGAAGTTTCAAGTTATTAGCGTTCCAACTCCAACAACTTTTACAATTACAATGGGATCAGCTGCAACGGGTACAGTATCAACGGGTGGTAGTATTACTTTAAAACCTTACGAACCTGTGGGTCCAGCAGAACAATCTTATGGTTATGGTTTTGGTATTGGTAACTATGGTGGAACAATTACCGGTGTTGTACAAACAGAATTAAATGGATCACTAAGCGCAGATACTGCTGGTACAGGTGGGTCGGGGACCGCTGTTACTGTAGATTCAACTACTGATTTTCCAACTGCAGGAACAATTGCAATAGCAAATGAATTAATTACATATACATCAAAAAATTCTACACAATTTTTAGGTATTACTAGAGGCACAAATGGAACAGCAACTCCTGGTACATCAAATGGTCAAGCTCACAGCACTAATGCTGTAGTTCAAAACGCAACTAATTTTACAGGATTTGGTAGTGCGGTTGAAGCATCAACGGTTACATTAGAACCAGGCCTTTGGTCACTTAATTCTTTTGGACAAGTTCTTGTAGCGACAATATTAAATGGTAAAACATTTACTTGGAATGCAGGGATCGCGGCTAGATTTACAACAAGAGCATCAACAACTACAACTACTTTTTTAACTACAAATAATCCAACTGCAACACGAACAACTTTAATTTCACCAACAACAAGACACTTAATTCATTTTGGAACTGAAATAACTATTGGAACTCCATCTACACAAGATGATATGTTTATTAGATTTTCTGCTGATGAAAGTATTAATGAGTATACCATAGAAGCTGTTAACACAGCAGGTTCACAAAGATTACAAGATGGTACAAAAATTGTAGGAGCTTTGGTTGCAAAAGAAAATATTCTAGTGTGGACTGACAATGCATTATACACAATGAAATTTGTAGGTGCGCCTTTTACATTTGGCTTTGAACAAGTAGGAACTAACTGTGGATTAATAGGACAGAACGCTGCAATTGAAATTGATGGTGTTGCTTATTGGATGGGTAATAATGGTTTCTTCTCGTTTGATGGTACAGTTAATACTTTACCTTGTAGTGTAGAAGATTATGTATTTGATGATATTGATACAACTAAAGGTCAACAAATTAATGCAGGTATTAATAATTTATTTACAGAAGTTGTTTGGTGGTATCCTGCAACAGGATCTGATTTTAATAATAGATATGTAGTTTACAACTATGGTCAAACAACTCAACCCGTTCCTATGGGTAATTGGTACACAGGTACAAACACAAATTCAATTAGAACAACTTGGATTGATTCATTAGTATATCCTAGACCTTATGCAACAGCATTTAATAGTTCTAATACTGGAACTTTTCCTGCAATTATAGGTGAGACAGGATTAGGTCAAAGCGTATTGTTTGAACATGAAATAGGAACAGATCAAATTAATCCAAATGGAAGTACAACGGTGTTAACTTCTTTTGCACAATCTTATGACTTTGCTTTACAGACCGATCAAGGTATTGGAGAATACTTTTTAGCTATGAGAAGATTTCTACCTAACTTTAAAAATTTAGTAGGAGATGCACAAGTTACTATTTCTGTAGCGGATTACCCTGCAGATCCTAATACAAATACAGCTTTAAGTCCCTTTACAATTACTTCAACTACGACTAAAGTAGATACAAGAGCTCGTGGTAGATATGCTGCGCTTAAAATTGAAAATACAGGATCAGGACAATCTTGGAGATTTGGTACATTTCAAGCTGACCTACAACCAGATGGAAGAAGATAATGACTAAAGTAGTAGTAAGATTACCAGAACCAAAAAAAGAATATAGTGAAGATAATCAAAGACAAATTAATAAAGCATTAACTAATATTATAGAACAATTAAACTCTACATATTTAACACAATTAAAAGAAGACTCTGAAAGATACACTTTCTTTGGATTAGGATAAATGGCAAATATATATAAAAATGATAAAGTAAGTTTAACAAATACAGATCTTACAACTTTGTATACAGTACCCTCTAACTCTAGAGCTATTGTTAAATCTATAAACGTGGCAGAGGATGCTGCAAGTACAGCAGTTGTAAAGGTAACTTTAACTAATGCATCAGGCACAGCTTTTGTAATTGACAATGACGTTAATTTAACTTCTGGTTTAAAAGAACAAGTATTAACAGAACCTTTGATTATGGAAGAAAATGAGATATTAAAAGTGCAAGCGGCTAGCGGAGCGGTGGACGTGGTTGCATCAATATTAGAAATAAATAGGGAGGACAGATAATGTCATTTGTGGAAACAGAAGCTTCTGTAAGGTATGAAGTAATAGATGGTAAAAGAATACCTATTATTACACCTAAAACAGAAATAACATTAACAAATACAGTTACTGGTAAAGAGTATAACTCTGATGCTGAAGCGTTGCAGGATGTTCAAGATCCTAATACATCTACAGAAGCAAGCCATATCAAAAGAGATGTTCATGTAACTGTAGAGTCAATACCTTTAGGAACGGCTACAAATATCAGCGATTGACGGAAGTAGGAAAAACAAGTAAAATTAAGAGTTATGGGATTATTTAAATCAGCAAAAAGAGCAGTCAAAAAAATAACAAAACCAATATCAAGGGTACTAGATAAAGTCGTACCTAATGAGATTAAACCAGCTTTACCTTATCTTGCAGCTATAGCTCCTTATGCTTTTGGACCAGGTGTTGTAGGTGCTTCTGGATTTCAAGGTATATTAGCTAATCCAATTGCTAGAGCCTCTCTAGCAGGTGGTTTAAATTTAGGAGGGCAATTAGCTCAAGAGGGTAGTGAAGGAGAGTTTTCTGGCATATCTACTTTGTTAGCTGGTTTACAAGGATTTGGAACTGCAGCAGGTGCAGATCAATATTTACAAAATTTAAGAACACCAATGGCAGGAGAGGAAGGTTTTACAGGTTTAGGTGCGATTAAGTCTAGAGCAATTGATATAGGTCAAAAAGGAGTAGACATTTTACAAGGTGCAGGTGAAGTTTTAAGAGATCCTTTTAATCAAGGTTTAGGAGATATTGCTAAAGCTGGTGCTATTCCATTTACACAAGGTTCTGCAGATTTAGGTATAGCTACAGCTAGAAAAGCATTAAAAGATTATGAATTAGAATTAGATGCATTCAACGCATTAGCGGGTGAACAAAGAGAAGCTTCTGATGAAGCTAGAAGATCAGCTATCATTGCTTCAATGACAAGAGCAGATTTTACACAAGATATTATTGATGAAACATTAGACCAATTAGGATTAAAAGATGGTGGTATAGCAAGACTAGGTTTTGATAATGGCGGTACACCTGTTTTTACTAAAGGAAGTATTTTAAAAGATAAAGATGTTATGCGTATATTTGAAGATACAGACGAAGCCAAATCTATGATATCTAACTTTATTAAAGAAGAAAGAGCCCCTGATGTTAATGAAATAATAGATTTTATGAAATTTCAAGAAAAGGTAGGAGAGAGAGTTGACAAAACTGCAGATAAAATTTCATCAAGAGATGATATTGCAGAAATAGACCCTTATGGCACATTTGTGTTTGATGAAAAAGGTTCTTTAAAAAAAGATGAGAAGGGCGAATTTATAACGGATAAATCAAAAATAGATGCTAGAAGAAGAGAGCCTGTAGAAATATTAATGTCAGAATTAATGATGAAAAATAAAGAAAAAAAATTAGACAAATTAGGTGAAGAATTCATGAAAATGTTAAAAGATAAAGGTTTGATGGAAGTATTTAATAAAAATCAAGAGTCGGCATTTACAATAATGGATATATTAAAAGAATATAAAGATAAACAATTAACTAAACAAGCTGATGCAGACTCAATGCTTGATGCATTTGGTTATGGAGAAATAAAAAGAGCTGAAGGTGATGTAAACTTTGGTGGTATTAAAGAAGCCATTAAAGGTGTAGCACAAAACAATATGAAAGAAGGAATGAAGAAAGGTGGACTTGCTTCTTATAAAGATGGTGGTATAATGAATTTAGGTGGTAAAGAAATGGATATGAGAACAGGTGGTTTCATACCTATTGGTGCCAAAGAGAGAGCGGACGACGTCCCTGCGAGATTAAGCAAAAATGAATTTGTAATGACTGCCGATGCTGTTAGAGCGGCTGGTGGTGGAAGCGTTAACCAAGGCGCAAAACGAATGTATGATTTAATGCATAACCTAGAGGCAAGAGCATAATGGCAGAACCAACTACAATATCACAAGTATTACCCGCACCGATATTAGAAGGTGCACTTACAGCATTTACTAAAAAATTAGAACCATTAATTGGTCAACAAATAAACACAGCTGCGTTTGCACCAACGATCGCAGCAGAGTCTGCACTTCAACAACAAGCGCGGACAGCGGCTGGTGGATTAGGTTCACTTACAGGACCACAAGCGTTTGAACAATTTATGTCACCGTATCAACAAGAAGTTATTGATACAACATTATCAGAATT